GGTATGATTATTTTAATGTTGCTCAATTTTATGAAAATGATATTTTTTATCGTGATACATGTACACTTATGTATTATAATTATAAAACCACAAGAAAAATGGTTTATAAAAAAAAGATAAAAGAAAATGGAAACATAAGTATGATTGAGAAAGACGAAAATTTTAATCCACCAGATGAGATGATGGAAGAGGGTAATTTTGAAAAGGTAGAAAAAACAATAGATGTTTGGTATGATGGAGTTATGGTGATGGGAACAAACATTATATTAAAATGGGAGCTTGCTAAGAATATGGTACGTCCAAAGTCATCTTCTCAACACGCAATACCTAATTATGTTGCTGTTGCTCCAAGAATGTACAAAGGTGTGATTGAGTCTCTTGTTAGAAGAATGATACCTTATGCGGATTTAATTCAAGTCACTCATTTAAAACTACAACAAGTCATAGCTAGGACAGTGCCTGATGGTGTATATATTGATGCAGATGGTTTAAGTGAAGTGGATTTAGGTACAGGAGCAGCTTATAATCCTCAAGACGCATTACGATTATATTTTCAAACAGGTTCTGTTATTGGTAGAAGTTACACCCAAGAAGGCGACTTCAATCAAGCTAAAGTTCCTATACAGCAGCTCACAAGCAATTCTGGCGCTTCTAAGGCACAAATGCTCATAAGTAACCTTAACCACTACTTAGACATGATTCGAGCTGTAACAGGCTTAAATGAAGCGAGAGACGGTACTATGCCAAATTCAGATGCATTAGTAGGTATTCAAAAATTAGCAGCATTGAGTTCAAATACCGCTACTCGTCATATATTAGATGGAAGTCTTTACATATATAGAACGTTAGCAGAAGCGTTAACGTATAGAGTGGCGGATATTTTGGAGTATTCAGATTTTAAAGAAGACTTTATTAACAAAATAGGTAAATATAATGTTAGTATACTGGGAGAGATAGCCGATTTATACATTTATGATTTTGGTATTTTTATAGAGTTATCTCCAGACGAAGAACAAAAAGCAATGCTTGAGCAAAATATTCAAATGGCTTTATCTAAAGGAGATATTAATTTAGAAGATGCAATAGATATAAGAGAGATAAAAAATCTAAAACTAGCAAATCAGCTTCTTAAAGTGAAACGTAAAGCTAAAGAAGAGCAAGATCAACAAAAAGAATTACAAAAACAAGCTATGATTACACAACAGCAGCTAAAATCTCAGGAATTAGCAGCTCAAGTAGCTATGCAAAAAATTCAAGCTGAAACTCAATCAAAAATTCAATACCGCCAAGCTGACATAGCTTTTGAAATAGAAAAACAAAAACAAGAAGCCTTACTTAAATCTCAGCTTATGGAACAAGAGTTTCAATACAATTTGCAAATAAAAGGAATAGACGCATCCTCCCTTGCTAATCGTGAGCAAGCAAGAGAAAAAGCAAAAAGCGAAAGAATTAGTCAGCAAAACACAGAACAGTCAAAACTAATAACGCAAAGAAAAAACAATTTACCACCACAAAATTTTGAATCAAACGAAGATACACTAGATGGTTTCGATTTAGCTGAGTTTGAACCAAGATAATGTGTTTAAATTTTATGTAACTTTGCAATTAAATTAAATTAAATTAAATGGATATAAAAGTTAGAGAAGTGACTGACGTAGAAGAAAAATCTAGTCAGCAAATAGAGCAAGAATTACTTGATAAGCATGAGCAAAAACAAGAAGTTCAAGAACAGCCCGTAGAGGTTGAAGAGGTAAAAGGTGAGATAGAGGTAAAAGAAGATGTACAAAAAGAAGAAGAAGTACAAGAAGAAATAAAGCAAGAGGTGGAGACACCTCCTGTAGAAGAGCAACCTCCTGTTCCGCAGGAGCTAGCAGAAAATGAAGTTCTTTCATATATTGAAAAAAGATATGGTAAGCAAATCAATTCGGTTGATGAGTTGATAAGCCAGCGAGAGGAAGCAGAAGATCTTCCTGCGGATGTGGCAGCTTACTTAAAGTATAAAAAAGAAACTGGACGTAATTTTGAAGATTATGCAAAACTGCAAAAAGATTATTCAGATTTATCTCCAGATGCTTTGCTAAAAGAATATTATTCTATAACTGAAGAAGGTTTAGATTCAGAAGACATTGATGATTTAATGGAAGATTTTAAATTCGATGAAGAAATCCACGAGCCTTCTGAAATAAAAAAAATAAAATTAGCAAAGAAAAAAGAGATTGCTAAGGCAAAAAGATTCTTAAAACAACAGCAGGAACTATACAAACAGCCCCTTGAGTCAAGGGAAAGTTCTGCCACTGCTAATAATGAGGAGCTTATTGAGTATAGGCAATATTTAGAGAATGCTAAAACTCAGGAAGAAGACGCAAATTTAAAAAGAGAATGGTTTACTAAAAAAAGTAATGAAGTATTCAGCCCTGAATTTAAAGGTTTTAAATTCACTGTAGGGGAAAATGATTTAGTCTATGCGCCTGGAAGTGCCTCTGAACTTAAAAAAGCACAGGAAACACCACTAAATTTTGTTAATAAATTTTTGGATTCCAATGGCTATATCAAAGATGCAGAGGGTTACCACAAAGCTTTAGCTATCGCAATGAATCCTGAAAAGTTTGCACAGTTCTTTTATGAACAAGGCAAATCACAGGCAACAGATGATGTAATACGTAAAACAAAAAATGTCGACATGACAGAGCGTAGTGCACCAGAGGTTTCTGTAAAATCAGGCTTTCAAGTTAAGTCAGTATCTCAGCCATCAAGCCGAGGACTGCGAATAAAGAGTATTAAAAAAAGTTAATAATAAAATAAAAATTTAAAATTATGGCAGGACAAGTTGCAGCGTCACCCACATTTGCGTTGACGCCGAGTTCAGAAAGAACTCCAACAGCTCAAAACTATATTGTCAACTTTGATTTCTTAAATCAGTATTTACCTGATACATACGAAAAAGAATTTGAAAGATATGGTAATAGAACGATTTCATCATTTTTAAGAATGGTGGGAGCGGAGATGCCTACAAATTCAGACCTTATTAAGTGGGCTGAGCAAGGTAGGTTACATACAAAGTATACACAAGTAGGTACTGCGGCATTAGTAAATGCAGACCAAGCAGTATTTCAAGTAAATGATACATTAGACCCTACAACTGCTGAGCAGGTAATCAGAGTTGGACAAACAATTGTTGTTGTTCAAAACGATGGTTCAGGTGTAAACAAAGCAGTAGTAAGTGCAGTAAACAATGCCGCTGGTGGTAGAGGACAGTTCACAGCTGACTTTTATGAAGCAGGTGGTTTAGTAACTGCTGGTACTGGTGCAGGTAACGCAGATGTTACAGTATTCATTTACGGTTCTGAATTTAAAAAAGGAACAGCAGGAATGGAAGGTTCGTTAGAAGCAAATGACTTCATTTTCGATAACAAACCTATCATTATAAAAGATACATATACAGTAAATGGTTCTGATATGGCTCAAATTGGTTGGATAGAAATTACAACTGAAGACGGAGCAACAGGATATTTATGGTACTTAAAATCTGAGCACGAAACAAGACTTAGATTTGACGATTATTTAGAAACAGCAATGATTGAAGCTGTGCCAGCAGAAACAAACTCTGGTGCTGCGGCAATCCTAGGTAGCTCAGGTGGTGCTGCAAACCCAGGTGCTGGTTCTGATGGTATTTTCTTTGCAGTAGAAAACAGAGGAAACATCTGGAGTGGTGGTAACCCTACTACTTTAGCTGACTTTGATTCTATTATTAGTAGATTAGATAAGCAAGGTGCTATTGAAGAAAACGTATTATTCGTTGACAGACAATTCGCATTTGACATTGACGATATGTTAGCTGCTCAAAACGCTTACGGCGCAGGTGGTACTTCATACGGTCTATTTGACAATGACGAAGAAATGGCATTAAACTTAGGATTCTCTGGATTCAGAAGAGGTTACGACTTCTACAAAACAGATTGGAAATACCTAAACGACCCTACAATGAGAGGTGGTTTACCAACAAATACTGGTTCTGGTAAAATCAATGGTTTATTAGTACCAGCTGGTTCAACTAGCGTATACGACCAAATTCTTGGTAAGAACGCAAAAAGACCTTTCCTACATGTTAGATATAGAGCTTCAGAAACTGAAGACAGACGTTACAAAACTTGGATAACTGGTTCAGCTGGTGGTGCAAGAACAAGTGACATTGATAACATGCAAGTAAACTTCTTGTCTGAGAGAGCGGTTTGTGTTTTAGGTGCAAACAACTTCTTCTTATTTCAAGACTAATACTTAATCACAAGGGGTACAGAAATGTGCCCCTTTTTTAATATAATTTAAATTTAATAAAATGAAAAAAAGTAAAACAAAAACTACGGAGACAGTTGCAGTAAAAACTCCAAAAAAAAATACTGTTAAGTTTGTTAACAAAACATACAGACTCAAAAAAGAGACACCCCCTTTATCTTTAATACTAGCTTCAAGACATACTCAAAGGTTTCCTTTGATGCATTTTGATGAAGAAACAGGACAAAACAGACCTCTTAGATATGCTAGAAATCAAAAGTCTCCTTTTTTAGACGAACAAGATGATAACGCAATTTTAGAGCCTATTGTATTTGAAGATGGGTTTTTAAGCGTTCCTAAAGAGAATCAAGTCCTTCAACAATTTTTATTTTACCACCCTGGTAATGGAAGAATATTTGAGGAAATAAATAAGGCAAAAGAAGCAGCAGAGTTAGTAAGTGATTTAAATTTAGAGGTTGATGCTTTAATAGAAGCAAGGCAACTATCAGTGGATCAAGTAGAAAACGTTTCAAGAGTATTGTTTCAAAAAGATGTAACTAAAGTATCTACATCGGAGTTGCGAAGAGATTTGTTAATTTTTGCAAAACAAGAGCCAGAGGGTTTTATGAGGCTTTTAAAAGATCCTGCTCTAAAAATGAATGCTATGATTCAAAACTTATTTGATAAAAATTTATTACAATTAAGAAACAATAAAAAAGAAGTATGGTTTAATACACCATCAAATAAGAAAAAAATGCTTAATGTTCCCTATGGGGAAGATCATGTTTACATGGTGGCTTCTTTCTTTGAATCAGATGATGGAATAGAGTCATACAAGCATCTAAATGGCTTATTAAAAAATGCTTAACTTTGTACTTTGTTTAACGCATAAATTTTTTAACGATGCCAAAATATATAACATTAGAT